CAAGTGCTGCCGGAACAGCGGAAAGCGTCGGGATCGCCGTGGTACCGAGGAACCCGTAGATCGGGGAACCAGCACGCTGACCAGGGATGTACGCAAATGGGCCACGGGGGTCCATCAGCGCCTGACCCTGATCGAAGATCGAGGGGCCGCGATCGGCGTTGTAATCTGCGGCGAGACCACCAGGGACCCCGCCGCCGAACACAACAACCGGCCCGGCGAAGGCCGTAACAGTCATGAGAGATTTCCTTTTCGGATGGGTTAGATTTGGCTGTGCCTTCGGAGATACGCGATCGCCGCCTCAAGAACCTTGATGTTCTCTTTGGCGACCCCAACCAGCCTATTGCAGGCAGAACACAGGAGGTCTCTGACCTTACCTGTCTCGTGATGATGATCCACGGCCAAACACATCGGATTACCATTGCGCTTGACCGTTTCCGGCTTCCCGCAGATGGCGCACACGCCGTTTTGAGCGGCGAGCATCGTCTGGTAATCGTCCTCGCCTAAACCGAACTTCCTCATGAGGTCTCGCTTACGGTAATGCTCGGCATACCGTTTGCGATGTTCCTTGAGGTAGACAATTCGGCCTTCCGGCGTTGAGTGGTCGTATTTCTTCGGCAGCGACCGCTGTTCAACAAAGTTGGCAATCCGGAGATTTGATGGATTGCCGTCTTTGAAAGCCAGCTTCGCCGGCCACTCGCCGTATACGTAGAGCCACGCCAACCGAGGTGCGGAATATTCAACGTCCGCAATCCGAATAGCGCGATGCCCTCTGTGACCCGTCGAGCGACCTGCCAACCTGCCCGGAGGGACGTTTCTAGATAGCCTTACGAGCCACCTAAATTCGCCTGTCTCCGGGTCATACGAGAGAACCTGCTTTAGATACTCCTGGGTGATCGTTTCCTTGAAAGGCATCCTGTTCCTGCCGTCACTTCTGCAAAACTGTATCGTTCATACCAGCCGCAGAAAGTGTAAGCAAAATCAAGAAGTTGGGAACGCTCCATAGAGTGCCCGCCAATCGTTATATCCGAAAGAATATCTCTCGTAGCCCTTCACCAGCAGGTTGTCCGTGGTGAAATCGACCTGCATGTCGGTCTCGAAGGCGATGCGCTCGAGATAGAGCAGGCCCTCGATGTTGGTGAGCAGGAACCACGCGAAGTTGCTGGTGAGGAACTCCGAGCAGACATAGCCGTCCGGGAGACCACCCGAGGTCGACAGGATCGCGTTGACGTCGTTGTCCGCGGTGCCAGGACGGAGTTCCGTCTTGGTGAGGCGGATCGCGACAGGCTCCAAGGCGTTCGGTACCACGAGCTTGCGCGCGCGGGCGAACGTCTTAAGGCCGGCGTTGTCGAGATAGGTCGTCGGAATCGTGGTCATCGCGTTGAGCAGCGATGCCTCGTTCAGATCGACCTGGACCGACGGCGTGTTGCCGATGGTGTTGCCGTCGATCGGGTGTGCCGTCGAGCAGAGCGCCACGCCGTCGCCGGCGATCGAGGGATTGTAGACGTTGGCCGTGTTGAACACGTTCCAGCCGAAGATTTCCTTGGTCTGTGCGAAAGACTGCATCAGGCCGAGGTTGGAAGGCTGGAATTGCGCCTTGTAGAGGTTGTCGTCGATCGCCTTGCGGGTGATCGCGTAGCCAAGAGCGATTTCGTTGTGCTCCTGGTTGTAGACGTAGCGCTCGCCGGCATTGTTATCGAAAGCGGTCTGGCCGCCCTCGCTTTTGAGCTTGGCGAGGCCCAGGTAGCGCATGGAGACGGTACGCTCCAGCGCCATGTTGGACTTGCCCTTGGTGAAGACCGACGGCCAGCGGGCCGGGATCTGATCGTATTTGCCGGTGACACCGCGAAGCCCGGGCAGGAGGAGATCGCGGATGGAGGCGAGATTTACAGCCATATCCTAATCTCCTCTTACTGGCCGGTCAGGACGCGGGTGTCGACATTGTTGAAGGCAACGATGATCTTGTTGCCATTCGAAGCACTGTCGGTGCCGTTTGCGCCCGGCGGGGAGGTGACGAGGGCCACGATGCGGAAGGGCAGCGTCGTGGTGGCGGGGTTGATGGTCGCCTGGTTCGCATAGGCGCCGGACTGCCCGTTGAGGGTGTTGCCGGTGCCGATGGCGAAGTTGATGTTGGCGCCGATGTCGGCGGCGGCAACTGGCGAGCCGGCGTTGCCGGACTGGCACTCGAACTGGGCGTTCGGGTCGTTGATGACGTAGCCGGTGACAGTGGTGTTGGCCAGCGCCGAACCGGAGCCCGGCCAATAGGGCGACCAGACCTTGCGGTTGAGGGTTGCGCTGACATATTCGCAGCCGACGAAGATGCCGGCGATCTGCGTGGTGCCGGCGACGGACTGTGCGATGGTGCCGTCGGACTGGCTGGTAACCGGGTCGCCCGCGTAGATGGCACCAGCGGTCAGCGCGATACTACGAGGGGTTTGCTCGTAGGTCGGCGCGGAACCGGTGCCGCGATACTGGGAAAACCCGAAGGGTGCAAAGGTATTAGCCATTGCAATGCTCCGTTCTGGGTGATGAGAGTTTTCCCTGCCGGCCCGGCAGTTTTACTCGGGGTGCCGCAGCGGCCTGCCACGGTGATTTGGTAAAGGGTTCGGATCACTCCTCGTCGATGGGGAGCGCTTCGTAAGAGGTGTTGACACCGGTCACCTTGCGGGCGCTCGGGTGGTCACGGGGCAGCGTGCCGCTGGGCGTCTCGCCGAGTTGCTGCTTCTTCACGGTCACCGCTTCCTTGGCGGCGGCGCGATCTTCGGCCTGCGCCTCCTGGGTGAGCTCGATCGGCCTCTCCATCAGCATGAGGCCATCGCGCATGATGGCGCCCTTGTGTCCCTCGGCGACGAGCTCGGGGTGGCGGGAAGCATCGACAGGCTCCCATCCCTGCTCACGCATCAGGATGTCGTAGGAGGGATCGTTCTTGCCGTAAGTGGTGACACGCTTCCACTCATAGGAGGTGCCAGGCGGGATGTTGTCGACGCGGAAGGGGTCGTTGAGCTGTCCGCCCTTACGCTTGCGCTCGCGGGTCGGACCGGAGCGGGCGGCGGCACGAAGGGCAACATCTTCCTTGCGCGGCCGGCCGGGGCCACGGCGTTCGATTTCGGTTTCCATCGGGAATATCCTCAGTGCGTTGTCGCGTTTTCACGCTGGATGGCGAGGAGCTGCTTGGCGTACTCCGCGTCGGTCATGCCGCAAGCCGCAGCGATCTCGCGCTGCGCCGCGGTGAGGCGCACGACGTTGTTGCGCGCCGCCGGAGCCTGGGCGGCGCCACCACGGCTGACAGGAGCCGCCGGGGCCGCTGGCGTGCGGGCAGGGGGCGGATCGTCATCGATCTCATCGGCCGCCGCCTGGCGCTGCGCGTAACCCATCTCGACGTCCATGTGCTGGAAATACTCGTCGGTATCGGGGCGGATGCCGTTGCCGAGCGCTTTGTAATGGGCGCGCTGCAGCAGATCGCGCTTGCCCGCGTCGTTGACCGTCTCGGGGTGCTTCCTGATCCATGCCGCGCTCTGTGGCGACAACTGGGAAACATACTGCTCCAGCGGGTCCGCCTGCGCCTTGGCGGCTTCGGCGCGGCGTTCAAGCTCGGCCTTGCCCTCCTTGATGCGCTGCGCCTTCACAGCGATTTCGGAGAGCTTCGCCTGTGCTTCGGCAGCGGCTTCGAAGTCGCCGGCTTCCATGGCTACCTTGTAGGCCTGCTTGGCGCCGTTGCGCTCGTGGTCGGTGTTGGCGATAGCATTGTCGATCGCTAGCATTTCGGCTGAGACCACATCGGAACGCGTCTTGACGTTCTCGCGCTGGATGCGGTCCAGATCGTCGGCGCGCGCCTTGGCGAGACGCTCGGCTTCTACCCGGGCGGTCTCGGCCTCCTCGATCTTCTTCTGAGCGCCCTCGAACTGGGCTTTCCAGTCCGGCTCCTGTGCAGCGGCTTCCGGGGCGGCCTCGACGGTGACTTCGGTCTCCGCGCCTAGTTCGGCAGCGGCGACCTCGATCTCGTCTTCGGGCTTGTTCGGTTCGTTCTTGGCCATCGAATGGCTCCTCAATAGATCACGGTCGGATCGGCGACCCGGCCCTTGATGTGGACGTCTTCGAGCAGGCGGCAGTGCGCTCCGTTGATGTCGATCGCGAAGCCATC